ATTTAATAATCAGACCGAGATCGGTGAATGTTTGTGTATCAATTTGAAGAGACCTATCAACAGGGGTTAAACCATCATCCCCTTCGATAGCCTTGTTTTCAAATACGTCCAATAAATATAAGGCAAATTCCATAAACATTTTATTTGAAAATCCGTTGCCTAAAGACGTACACATTTCTCCGCTCATTCTCGTAGCGTTAAGGTATATGGCGAAATATTTGAATGAACATTTATTTGGTCCTGCCAAGATTTTGTCACACACTTCCATAAATTCCTTGTGGATAGGTAAATATTGGGTCATGTGGTCGTAAAGCGCAAATTCCGTTATTAACATGATTAAACGTGTAAATAGCGCTTCAAAACTAGTGTAGTCAGTTGCGAGATATTTGGCTCCAGCGCGATACAGTCTTTCCATGATGTATCGAGGCCTATCTCTAACTGGTACATGTTTGATAAAATCAGGGTCGTCATATACTACATTCTCAATAGCTTTAAATATAGGACCTGAGTAGACTTTAAATTCATCTGATCTAGAATTGATGGCTCGAGCGTGTTTATAAGTTGGATAATCTTCAAGCTTGCCGAAAGATTTAACTTCAGCATACTTTGGATCATCTAAAATCGGATTCATTTGTTCATACACCTTCCTCAATTCATCTTTTCTAGCATCAGTATAATTAGTATTATTTAGCCAAGTCTCAACTGACAAGTCTACGTCAGGTTTTAATGGTTCGTAAAGAGCTTTTACGCGCTCTTTAACGAAATCGCTGAACTTGGCAAGAACATCTATTTTGGGGGTCGGAGGTTCGCGAGCGAACCTCTTTGCAGCGCCAGCCCTGACTGTTATGGGATCATAACAATCAGCTCGGGGCAGAGAAGCATTATGCACATGGCAACCAGCACTGACCTTTAGATAAGGGCGTATTTCTAAGCGTCTCATGGGTAATCGTACCTCAGAAAATGACGCATCGCCTTTAACTTTATCTATTTTGGCCAAGTGCACTTCACCTAATCGGTAACCGTGTGCAAATGTCCTCTGACCAGCTGGCCCATTTAGTTTAAATGGACTGCTGCAGGATTGCGTGAAGCCGCCGCCTCAACATTGAGAATAGTGATCATATCAACCAAGGTGTTATACACACCATTGTCTTCTAATAATTTATATCGGTTGATATTAACAGATGAATTGGAAGTTAACATGTGATTAATTCTTTCTTTAAGTACTTCCCGATCCACATCACCTCTCAAAGTGGAAGGTCTCAAACATTGCACCAACAACTCCAATGGGATCTGCTTAATTGCGACCTCTTCCTGAGTTGATTCACTTTCAAGGTTCGTTTGAATTATGTCCTTTACTTTGTGATGTACAATGTCACTAACAGTGGCCACCGTTTTCGTTATTCTCTTGGCGAGAATAGGCCAAAGTTCAGGTACGTATTTAATAACCACGGCTGGCGTATATGTCTCAACGATCCCCTTTGCTTGTAGGAGAACAGGTGAGATGTAAGCGGTGGAAGCCCACCACTTGCTTTCGAAGGTAAGGTCATAGGGAACGGGGATGTTTCGTTTTGTTGTTACTTTAGCCCACAAAGCATTGGAATGCTTCATTTCCCCAGCAGCTCCTAGGTCTGCTCTCATATCTATTTCCTCACCTAAATCACGTTGGATGATCTCAAATTTATGGACAAATTCAGGGATTGTCTTATCCTCTTCAATGATATCCCTAGAACAGATGGTTTTTGTTTTAGGGTAAAAATAATGGTTATAAATGGTGCGTATCACAGAGTACGCTAGAACAGAAGTGATTGCGGGGGTCACTAAATTTAAGGCCTCTATCGCAATTTTCACTGGGAGCAATAAGGGAAGTACTGTTGACTTACCGAAGAAGCCTCCAAAATATCTTATTCCACCTAAGATATGAGGAAGCAATTGTTTGACGACAAATGGTGCCGCAATAAAAATAGTGGTCGTATGGGCGACGCCCCTTCTGGTAAATCGTTTTCCAGAAAAATACTCTTTTTGATTGATCTTAATGAGACTTTCAACGGTCTTCTTTGCCGCAATTCTGTCTTCGTCTTCTTCTATCGGCTCTATATTGCCATCATCATCAAATGTGAGCACAG